AACAATCTCGGTACCCACACCCGATCCAGCCTGGAAGTAGTACGTGTACTTTCCGGTGCCGGGATCGCGGCGGATCGCCACCCTGGAGGGATGCATGGGCATCAACTCGACCGGCTTGCCGCTGTCGTCCTTGCGCATGGCCAGGAACGTCTCGCCGTAGATGTCGATGGTGGACTGCACCCAGTGCCAGAACCGGTAGGAATCCATGTAGGAGCACGGGTCTGAAATCAGCTTGGCGTACTGCGACTGCGTATCAAGGGTTCTCGTACCCTTGCCAACATCCCAGACGTTGACCGGGAGGCGGGCGACCGCGTCGGCACGCTTGTTGATGACTGCGAAAACCCAGGGCTGCGAACGGTAGATCTCCCCGTACAGTGCGTACTGGTATTCCAGCTGCATCCCCATGAACTCGGGGTAGTAGTACGCCTCGGGGATGATGGGGGTGAGTTCGGCGAGCCCCTGGGGGGCAAGAGGTAGCTTCTGCCCGTTACTGAGCTTCACGCTTCACCAGCAGCTGCATGTAGGCCACGTTGGACCGTTCGATGTAGACGTCGCCGTCCACCGACTGCGGCATCTCCGTGGCGTACACCTTGACGTTGCCGAACACGTGATACTCGCGATCAGTGCTGAGTAGGACGCCCTCGAACTCGTGGCCCTTGAGTGGGGTCACATAGAAAGTGCTGCGCAGCTTCTTGCGAACTGCATTATTCATTCAGACCTTTCGGGATGATCTACCCGCGGATAACCCACCCATAGGTGGGTATACTGGCGGTATGGATGAACTGGTCGCCGCGCGCTTCTGGGCGAAGGTCGCGGTGGGCGCCGAGGATGAGTGCTGGGAGTGGCAGGCGTGCCGAAATCAATGCGGTTACGGCATGTTCCACCACCCGGGTGGGCAGTTAGCGCACCGCTTCGCCTACGAGTTGGCAAACGGTGGCATAGACCCCGCCCTACTGGTTATGCACTCCTGTGACAACCCGCCATGCGTGAACGCCAAGCACCTATCCCGGGGGACGGTGCAGGACAACAACCGGGACCGACACCAGAAGGGCCGAACGCGGTCCGGGGTTCAGCCCCCGCGGGATAGCAATGTCCACTCGCGATTCACCAGCACTCAGGTGAATGAAATGGTTGATCGCTATCGGGCTGGCGAGACGCAGCGCAGCATAGGCGCGGCGTTCGGTGCCCGGCAGAATGTCATCAGTAAAATCTTGCGGAAGCACGCACCGGATGTGGACAGCAGCACACGCCGCGCTCGGGGGATCAAGAGCGCCAACGGAAAGTTGACGGACGACCAGGTGCGAGACATTCGGAGCCGCAGGGCAACCGGTGAAACGCAGCAATCCATAGCGGATTCCTATGGGGTATCCCAAGCCTCAATAAGTGCAATCGTCAACCGGATCACTTTCAAGTACCTAGAGTAGTAGTACCTCGGAAGTTTCGTAAATGGAGTCGTAGTGATAACCCCTTGTCCACCAAGCATTTACGGCCATGATCGCCGCAGGGACACTGTCGATACGCTTCGCGGCAGCGGAGCGATCCTGCTTCTGCGGCATGATCAAATCGGGGTCGGCAGCGTTGATCTTCGCCTCGCACGCATCCACACAGAACCTCGCCAGAGGGTTGCCGTGGTGACGGAACTTCCCATCGGTGACAAGATTGAACACGCGGTGCATACCGTCGCTCATGGTGGAGTACTTGTTCACGTAGGCGTTGATCTCGCCCGCGTAGGTACGGTTCTCGATCTCCTGAATCACCGGATAGGTGGACCACTGGTCGGCGTCACCGCCGAGGATGTGGAACCGCTGCGCATCGCGCTCGATATCCAGATAGACGCGCTCGAATTCCAGGATATTGCCAGGGGTTACAGTCAGCCAGCCATTGGCGACGAACTCGTTGGTGAAGCGGCCCTCGTTGAACTTGTCCAGTCGCGCCAGCGCAGCCTGTGAGCAGTAGTGCCGCCACACCGCATCCAAACCACCCTCGTCGTCGGGGAATACGTAACAGATGGAGGTGAGGTCATGGGTGGCGGACAGATCCAAACCAAACCAGCATTCGCGGCCCGCGTAGGCGTTCAGGCAACTCTCGAGGTCCTTGAACTTTGTCCCGACCGAGTTGTCCCACAGGTGCATCGGCATCCACGCCACCGAACTCGAGACCCACTGGTTGAGCTGGAACTGACGAAAGCCGTTGAGCTTGGCCGGATTATTCTTCGCCTCCAGCGCCATCTTGCGCATCTCTTCAACCGAGAGAAAGTCACCCAGGGCGGGATTGGCGTAGTACCAGGTTGCTTCGTCAAAGGGATCGGCGTCCATCGGGGTGTTGCGCATGTACACGAAAATGTGTGGCGCCCTGGAGGGGTCCTCCAGGATCGCCTTCATCTCGCGATGCTCTTGACCACCGAAAGACTCAGAGTCGTTGCCCGCAGTAGTAGCCGCAATGAACAGCGGCTGCACACGAGCCATAGAGCCCATACCAGATCGCAGAGCCGTCCACATGCCCCCATTGGGCCAGGCCAGGATCTCATCTGCCGCGACAGCTGATGGGTTGGAGCCCAGGGCTGAACCCGCATCGTTGGCGAGGACCTGGTAGACCGACGAGTTCTTTTTGTAGACAAGGCGTTTCTGGCTTTCCACCGGCTTGCACAGGGAAGCCAGCTTCGGATTGAGCAACACCATCTTGAGGGCGACATCGAAGATCGCACCGGCCTGCTTTCGGTCCGTGGCCACCGAGAACAGCTCCGCGGAGTACTCCCCCTCGCAGAACATGATGTAGAGCATCAGTGCGGCGAGCAGCTCACTGTTGTGCGTTGGCGTCAGGGACTCACCAGCCAGGAAAACATGACTCGGATGTGCGACCTGGATGCAAACGGTGTCCTCGGTCGGAATGCGTTCAACGCCAACGATCTTATTCACTCTGGCCCGCGTCAGCGTTGGCGGCTGCGGCGAGAGCCGCCGCGTCTTGCGCTCAAGTCGGAAGGGGGACTCCTCGCGGTGAGCGGTCCAGGTGACGCGATATCGCGGCCCACAATCCTTGCCTTGCAGCATCGCTCGATTGGTTTTAAGGGTGGCTTTCCACCCCAGTGAACGGGCCAGGAACAGTACGGACTCGGCCAGATTCAGGTTGGTATTGCAGAATTCAACCCGCGGGGTGTTTGGGCCGACGACCACCGAACCATCGGTGTCCATCAGCCCTCGCAGGAGGTCTAGGCGCTGCTGCCGGGAGCCCAAAAGGTAGGCCTCTGGGACAAACTTGCCGCCGAGGACGCCCAGTGAGGCCAGTTGTGCACGAAGGCCTTTGACCCCCCGCGTGACCGCAGCACCGCGCGAATAGCAATAGGTGAGTTCATATCCGACGTCGGTGAGTGTGTCCCACAGTTCGCCATCAGCACCGGTAAATTCGGCCTTGCGGCTCGATCCGTCGCCAAGCCAGGCGCCCAGGATGTAGGGGTCCACCAGCAGGTCCGCCTCGGGGCGCTCCAGGGCATCTGGGACTCGCACGCCGTAGCGCCGGTCGCCACGCGAACCGTAAGTCTGTGTATCAAAAAGACATTCGGTAGTGACTACGGTTTCGCGGTTGGAAAAACGCCGGTCCAGGACGGACCATTGATGCTGTCCGCTCGCGATGAATTGCGCTCCGTCCGCGAATGTGACGCGGTACGTATCCTCGCGCCACCGGGGTGACACGGCCACCACCGGGGTCAGCGACCCGTCCGCGGCGTGCACCAGGTCCCCCACTCGGATGTCGCCCATCTTGGACCACCCCGAGTCGGTGAGGATTGGGGTGTCGACGGACAGCGCCTTACCATTTTTCCGCGCGATCTCAACCCAGGCGATGGAGTACTGCCTGCGGTAGCAGCTGTGCTCCTCCGACCACTCGGTGGTGCCGAAGATCGGTGCGACGATGTCGTTGAACTGCCAGTCCCGCAGCTTGAACGCGGTGCGGGCGTAGCGGCCCTTGGTGTGTACCAGGAACCCCTCGATGAAGGTCTTGGCATGGTTGGCCCGGTTCTCGCAGAAGTGATTTCCTACGGCCTCACAGGGCTTGCCCGACAGGGTGAAGCCGCACGCGGGAAGCGCATCGGACAACTGGCCCCCTATCGAATTATGAATGGACTATCTGTACAAAGGTGGACTACCCATGTATGGTTAAAGCAGGAACCAGGAGGACACCGTGAAGATCACCCTCATTGCCAGCGCAATCGCCCTACTCAGCATCCTGCTGGGCGTCAGTCCCGATGCCAACGCCGACCCCGCGCTGTGCGGTGGTCTGCTGCCGGGACACGCCCACGGCTACACCACCGCCTGCGCCACGGGGCACGGCGGCACCAGTAGCACCATCATCTTCCCGCACCATCGCGGGCACGGACATCACCACCATCACTGATGGGACTCAAAGCGGTTCGCGAGCAGCTACAGGCCCGGCTGGGACTGCGATCCTCGAATGCCGCTCAGCCACACAGGAATCGGAAGCGCGAGGAAAAACGCCCCGGTAAAGGCAATCGGAAGAACTGGAAGAATGGCGAAGCGAGAGATCTACACAGATGAGGGCGTCCGCTGCGGACGTTGCCGACATCTCGTCCACTGGTATGCGACGGATTCCCTTCCCGAAAACTTTTGGGGACGGGCGATGGAATCCGACGTGGTGGAGCGCCCCTGCCCGCACGAGAACGGCACAATGATCGAGCATTGCCCCCGGTGTGATGAGCGAGTTGGTATGTGGGGCTTCGGTTTAGTGGGCAGCATGGAGTGCTCCTGCTGGGACGAAGATCCCTGGTACTGGAAGCTGTACGACCTCACTGTGGGTCGGCTTATCGATGCCGTGCGGAGGTCGCCGCGATGAACTGGCACGCCGTAAGCTGCGCAGGGTTTGGGGCCATAGGATTTTTCGCGCTTTGCTGTTTAGTAGCTACGCTGGTCACTTGCGACCTGGATGATGGAACCCCCTGGCGGTGGGCAGTGGCCACGGTCGCGCTCACGCTCATGGACGTATTCCTCGCCGGAGCAGCGCTGCCGATGCGTCCTCATGCGGTGGCAATTGGCGCACACCAGGTCGCACTTTAGAGATTCGGCCAACTGGCGCGCGTACGAGCGGGATTGGCCACCGCCAGTAACTGCGAAAGATTTAGTAGAGGGGTTCCGGTGATCGAAGTCGTACATGAACGCAGGGCCGACGTAGCCACAATCGACGCAAGCGCCTCCATGGTATTCCACGAGTCGCCGCTTGGTCCTTTGTCTCCATTCAGTAACGGCCTGGGCTGAGCGGCCAGACAACCCACCTCCGGTATTAAATTATGCTGAGCTACAAGGGAATT